CCCGTGGTATTTTATTACCACTGGCTAAGCCGCCATCAATGGCGCCGATCTGGCGTACTTTCGAAAGAAAGACGCCCCAGTGCGTTACTTCGTCGTAAAGCACTGGTCTGAATGCCCAACACCTGACCCTTATAAGGTCAAGGGAGTTGCCTACTTGTCGTTCGACGACGTAAGGATCATCACGATTCGTGATAATTCCAACGTCACCGTAACCTTCGCTGATTCTTGGGGTCTTGCGACCGCAATAGCCAGAAAGGTAAGTCCACACACGACGGAAACGCTTATCACAACCAAGGCCATTAAGCCAACGATGCGATAAACGACGGACGTTATTTGTGAACTGGACAGTGGCTTCGATGGTATCCAGAACCTCTTTGAGATAGATCGGTTTGACACAGATTCCATTGTACCAGAAGGCTCCACAGCTTTCTCTGAACGGGGTTGAGGCATAGCTCTTTTCCTTATTCACAGAAAAACCGAGATCTTCTGATACAGCGGAGAATAGGTCAAACGCTTCTGTAGGAAGAATAACGTCGTCACCGTAGACAGAGATACCCCTCGTATCAAGACCAAGATGTTCGCTTACGCAAACAGCCAAGGCCCAGAAAATGAGGGACTCAAGTTCAAAGGTGAAGCCGTTCCCCATGCTGCTCACTTTTTGGAAGTGGACAGCTTGGGATCCTACAACTCCGCAGCTCGATCGAAGAGATACAACAAGGTTATACCAATCGCGAGGAAGGAGCTCAGAACAGAGAACAAGTGAGATCGTATCGGAGGCCGCCGAGAAATCGACGGTAGCCAAATGACCGAACTTGCTCCCAATCCGAGCTCTCTCTTGATTGATGCCTTGGTCTCTAAGATCGATCCCTACCCGACGAAGCCGTCGACGAATCATTGAGCCAACGCCTTTTTGGAACCAGATGTTTAAGTCTGGCTCTATGGCAATGGTTCGATCAGTCTTCGAGTTCTTCGGGACGGTAACGATCTTCGAAGCGTCCCGGATGCACATGTAGCCGATATCCCAAGAGGGATAGGCAATGTCCACCCAGTTCTCAACGAAGGCGTAAGCCGTAGATGTAATGTCGCGTGACGCGGCATATTTATGAGGTTTAGTAGCCTTACTTCGTATTACCGAAGTAGTTGCCCCAGGTCCCCAGTCGCAAGAGTTAACGAACTCTTCAGCATCGATTTCACCGAGAACTTGGTCAATTTTACGTGACATCATAAGCATGATGTCACGGGTCACAGGTAGTTTTTCCTGTGACCTGATCAAGCGACGGTTGGTTTCGAGGCATTGCTGCTCGGCTTCGAAGAACTTCTCTAAGGCGACCTTCTTGCGATCGAAAGATGTAGCAAGAAAATCGGCCTTTGATAGGAACTTCGAGGCAGCAAGACTGCAACGCACACTGTCTAACGTGTTATAGTCAGACGGGTGCCATTCGAGCGTAGCCAACTGATCATGTTCACAATTAGTGTACAGGAGCCAGACGGTTAAAGCCCGAGGGCAGTCAAGAGAACGAAGGTACTCGTACACGGAGCGATCCGTGTGCTGTGTCGTCTTAAAAGACATAACATTCACTTTCTAAACGCAGTTTAAGAAAGAAGTTGAAAGATACCTGATGACCTTAATAGGTCGGCAGGAGATCAGCCAACGCCGTCTGGAACGCCGTAGAGGCCAAGAAGTTCTTCGCAATGTTCGCCATCACCAAACGGTCAGTCGCCACCGAAATTTTCGGGACGATGACGTCGATGTTGACGCGCATTTCGCCGTTCTTCTGAGACTCGAAGGTCGGATCCATGATGGGAATGGTGACAGTACCTTTCACTCGCGCGACCTTGCTCTTGCTCGGCTTCGACACAGAGAGGGTGAGCACTTTGCGACCGTCATAATATGACGAATCGCCAGTGTACTCCCACTCAGCGATGTTGCCGGTAACAGAAGCGGGGGAAAAGGACAGGGCGGTAGCACCATTATTGATGCTTAGGGCTGCGATAGCAGGCATTTGAGATTCCTTGAGAAAGTTAACGCCATTTCTGACGTATAAGGGCTAGCGATAACGCCAGGTGCGACAAAGATGCAATATTATTCTTGAGCTTGAACGGCTCCACAGCCAAGGATACACTCGGAGTCCGAGTGCACCTAAACTGTGTAAACGACCAAACATCTTGAATGTCAGCATCCCAGACGTACCCAGACGTGTTCGCAAGTCCGGACGAGATAACTGTGCATGAAACACGCCTCGTTATGAGGATTGTCTTCCAAGCACGATCCAATTCAACTTGAGCTAGGTTCTCTAAACTCTGGAGCCAGCTGCCGATTGAGAAAACCCAATCAGCAACAAAACTCCAAGGCAAAAGTTCCCAGCCCAGGCTAGCAAGGTTAGTCAGACCAAGCTTCTGGAACGCTCTGTTAAGCTCAGACGAAAATCTGAGACTAGCGGAGTACTTCACAGTGAATTGGAGCTCTTCCTTGACGACGTAAGTAAGTCCACCAGTTGTAGCTCGATAGAGCTCACGATTGATGACAGGAGTCGTAACCCGCGTTGAAACGGTCTTGTTTTTGAGGTCAAAAGCGCTCAGGTTTTGGAGTAGACCCTCGATATCAGATATCAGAGGGACCACACCGAACTTAAACGCAAGATAGTCATTAGCAAGCCCTTTTACAGACGTAGGAAACAAACTACTTACCACGGACGTCAAGTCGCGTCTACGGAATGCACTCAAAGCAGATGTAAGTCGAGAGACAGCATCGGCCAAGAGCGTGGCGGTTTGTCGCCTTTCTGCCAATATCTGAGCAAGATTAGCCGGCACATCAGAGATCCTCTTGTGAAGGAGTCTGAGGCACGACTGTTCCCAGTCAGACAGGTCAGGAAGGACGGGTTCTAGGAACCCCTCAATAGCGACGCCGACAGCAGTGCCAACACCAAGAAGGTTGAACGGGGCATAGGTGTCACCCAAATAGCTCTGCCAAGACTCACCGTTTCTACAGGTGAATCTTGGATAAGCAAGGGTTGTATCTGTCCTCGTGAAATCCAACTTGTTAATAGCACGCGCACGAACGTTAACATATTTCTCCCTGCTTGTACGAAAAACGTACTTGTAGACAGGGTAATACGAACGAACGAGCTTCCTCCTAGTCGTCGTAAAAGTCTTCTTAACCAGAACGCCACGCTTATTGCGGAACGTCATGGTTTTGATAACTGGCACGAGAATAGGGACGCGAGGTCCTCGCTCAGTCGTTATGATTCGAACCGAACGAGTAACAGCAGGTTGATGAACGGTCGTTGCAGGGGGCGAGTTAGTCCCCAAGCGACGAATCTCATATCGTAGAGTCGGCGAAGAAGCCGTCTGAAGGAACGTTTGATAAGGGGGGAACCCCTCAACAAAATTCCGTTTGACGACTACTGCGGGCAGCTTTTCGAACTGAGACTGGATTCCGTACATTTGTA